ATAAAACTATAATAAAAAAATTTAGTGACATAAAAAAAATGATTACAGGATGTGAGGTAAAAGAATGGCATGATAAAAAACAATATTTTAATTTAGATTTAATATGAACAAAGAAAACAAAACACTACTCAAAGCCTTAGAGATTAACTACCTCACACTTAAGCACCCTACCATGCCATACATTACAGCATCAGATTGGAATGATAATTCTGCTAATGCTCTGACTAAATGTATCATTCACTTTTTAACCTATTCAGGCTTTCAAGCTGAGAGAATCAATACAATGGGAGTCTATAGAGAGGGTAAGAAGATACAAGTGGGAGAGAATACTAGACAACTCAAAGGCACTTATACTCCTAGCACAGGTACAAAAGGCTCAGCTGATATATCTGCTACCATTAGAGGTAGATCAGTTAAGATAGAAATAAAATTCGGAAAGGACAGGCAGTCTGAGGTACAAAAGAGGTATCAGGAATCAGTAGAAGCTGCAGGAGGTACATACTTTATTGCTAGAAATTTTGATGAATTTATGATATTTTATTTAAAATTCCTTGCAGATATAAAATAATTGATTATCTTTGTTGAAATAATAAATTTATACACATGGAAACAAAAACAAAAGCTGTAGTATCAGCACCTGTACTAACTCTGCATCAGAAGCTCCACAAAGCTAAGCAGTCAATCGGCAAAGTAGCTAAGAATGCTACCAATCCCCACTTTAAAAAGTCTTACAGTGACATCAATGCAATCACTGAGGCAGTAGAACCTATTCTATTAGAGAATGGTCTACTATTACTACAGCCTATTCAAGGCAATAGTGTATGTACTCAGATAATCTGTATAGATTCTAATGAATTAATAGAGTCATGTATGGAGCTACCTGCTGGACTTAATCCTCAGCAAGTCGGTTCTGCTGTGACTTACTTTAGAAGATATACTCTGAGCAGTATCTTATGCTTACAATCAGTAGATGATGATGCTAATCTAGCAAGTGTACCTGTTAAGGCATCTAAGCCTGCAATCACTACTCAGAGATTCGAGGAGGCATTACTAGCTATTCAGAATGGTAAGTATACAATACCTCAGCTTAAGGAGGCATTTGAGCTAACAGATTTACAAACTAAGGCACTGCTACTGTTATGAAAGTCTACAAAATTTGGTATATAGATACAGTAGAGCCTGAGGGTGGCTTTTGGAGTTATTATTTTGAAGATAAGAAAGGATATCTTAGACAGGTTGGCTTTGATTATCAAGATGAAAGCGAACTAGATACTTTACAATGGTATATTGATAACGGTTATGAAATACATTTACTATGAAATGGCACCCATCATCACTAGGTAAATTAATGACAGCATCTCGGAGTAAATCTGAGGTGCTATCTGAAACTACTAAGAGCTACATTAGAGCTGTTGCTAAGCAGGATTTCTATGGTTACAATGTAGAGCTGAATAATAAGTATATTAATAAGGGTAATATGCAGGAGAATGATTCTATTGCTCTATTCAACACTGTACACTTTACTAACTACTCTAAGAACACTGAGAGAGTCAATAACGAATGGCTCACAGGAGAGGCAGATATAGTACTAGATGACCAAATTATAGACATTAAGACATCATGGTCCTTAGAGACATTCCCTGCTACCTCAGAAGAGGGTATCAATAAAGATTATGAGTGGCAACTAAGAGCTTACATGATGCTATATGATAAGAATTATGCTAGTCTAGTCTATTGCATGGTCACTACTGATCCATCACTACTCAATGAGTGGGAGAACTTATCACTGCATCAGGTAGATCATATAGATCCATCTAAGAGAATCACTACTCTATCATTTGAAAGAGACTTGGAGCTTGAGGAGGAGATAAAGGTAAGACTGCATCATTGCACAGAGTATTATGTAAAGTATATTAATCAATTAAATAATAAATAACATGACAGAAAAAGAATTTTACCAACAAGCAATGATTGCAGCAATGCAAGGACTGCTATCAGCAATCGGAAATGGCTATGCAGCTGAGTTCGTACATCCTCATTCAACTGTAGCTCTTATGGCTGATGAATATGCAAAAGCTCTAACAATAAGAGCAGAGATTGAAGTAGCAAAAATGAGACTTGAAAATCCATTCCCTGAGCAGGTAGTATGAACGAGAAAACACTAGCAATGATCCTGGCTCTAGTAGTCTATGGATTGATAATTATCGGAGTATATAATTTAATAAAAACAATAGTATGAATGATTACAAAGTAAAAGGACTTATCAAAGTGATAGGTGATACCGTACAGGTGACTGAGAAATTCTCTAAAAGAGAGGTAGTAATAACAGTAGAGGATGGCAAATTCCCTCAACACATCAGCTTGCAAGCTACAGGAGACAAAACATCTCTACTAGATGGCTGTAAAGTAGGTGAAGAGGTAGAAGCATCATTCAATCTGAGAGGTAGAGAGTGGCAGGATAAACACTTTAACTCTTTAGAGCTATGGAAAATAGAAGTATTAACTGCAGCTCCTGCTCATGTACCTGATAATCCTGCTGATGATCTCCCTTTCTAAAGGGCAGAGCTTAAAAGACTTTATGATTGAAGAGACTAAGTCTAAGCTCACCAACAGATATAAGCTCAGCCATTATGCTGAGGATATAGGAGTCTCTTACTGCTCCATTTGGAGATTCACTAATGGTAAGGCTGTGAATGAGCAGTTTTATATTAAATGGTGGAAAAATTATCTTAAAAAATAATAACTTTTAGGCAGTCATAAGGCTGCCTTTGTTATTTTTGCGTATGAACATACTAACCTACATTGCAATATCATGGTTTCTAGTAAACTTTGAGCCATTACAACTGCTAATAGACTCAATCTATAGCAAATTCAAGCCATCTATTCTAGCAATGTATCTACATTCCTCTGCTACCTGTATTAAATGCATATCTTTTTGGCTAACATTATTATGTACCTGGTCTTTTGTTCAGGCAACTATTGTAGCTCTATTGTCGTTTATACTACAGGAATGTTTACAGAAGCTGAGCAAGTAATAATACAACAGGTATTTAATCTGCCTGAGATAGAACAGTCCTATAAGATTAATCTATTAAAACTCAAGCCTATTAAAGTAAGGCTAACAGGTACTGCTGACAAAGAATGCTTCTGTGGTAGTGTGAGGAGAAAGATATGGCTTAAGGATTTCAAACAGTGGTATGAGACCTTTACTTGATAACTACATATCAGCTCACTACAAAGAGATAAGGAAATATACCAACTATTTTCTAGTAAGAATGAAATCTACTATATCTGCTGATGCTGTAATAAATAACTCTTTTCTTTATTTATGTAATATAGATATAGAGGTGACTGATGTAGGTAAGGTCAAAGCATATCTGTTAAATACTATTAAGATGCAGATTCTTTGGAGTACATCACTAACTAATAGACAGGAGAAAGTGACAGCTACAGATATAAGTATGCCTATAGCTATAGATGATGATACTGATCTATATGATAAGATTAGAGAAGATATGCAGTATCAGGATAACATGGCAGTGATAGAGACTTATAGAGGGAGGATTACAGATAGGATTAAGCTGATAGTATTTCAGACTTATTTTGACAAAGGATACAGTACAGCTAGAGCAATGGCAGAATATTTTAAGATTCCTGTTACCTCTGCTCACTATTGGATACAAGAAATAAAAAACGATTTAAAAAACTTAAGAGATGAAAATTAAAGATGAATTTATTGGAGTAAAAGTATCTCACAAAGGTAATAATGTAAATGTCTCAACTGAGAATTATACTTTTTGTGAGTCTATAGGTTTAGGCTATATGTTTGAAGAGCCAACAGTATCTGAGCCTAAGGTAGTAAAGTATAAAGCAGTCAAAGGACCAATACCTACTCCTGAGCCTGAAGTAGAAGATACAGAAGATGGCACAGAAGCAGAGTAGCATATCATTTGCTAGAAAGCCTAAGGTAAAGAGACCAGGTGTTCATGCTAAGAGTAAGACCTCTAAGCTGAAATCAAGTAAGAATTATAATAAGAGATATAATAGACAAGGGTAATGGGTAGAACTAAATTAATAGAGACTCCTGAGAAGCTAATGGAGATATTTGAGGAGTATAGAGCATATACTCTAGACAATCCTAGACATAAATGGGTGCTATCACAAAAGACTGCAGAGATGGTGGCAGAGCCTTTAAGAGTGCCTTTAACAAATGAGGGATTTGAGATATTCTGCTATAAGAATTACTCAGATTGTCATCATTATTTTGATAACACTGATAATAGATATTCAGAGTATAGGACTATCTGTTCATACATAAAGAGAGAAATCAGAAACGACCAAATCAGTGGAGGTATGGTAGGACAGTTTAATCCATCCATTACTCAGAGACTAAACAATCTAACTGAGAAATCAGACATCACTACCAATGGTAAGGACATCTCTGAAATCAAGGTGAACATCATCACTAGTGCAAAGGATTGAAATGATGTGCCAAGCTGTGGAGGCTTACATCTATTCTAAGAAAGGGGTAGCTATAAAGATAAACAGGATAGCAATCATCAGTGATAGTAGGCAGATGGAGATGCTAGCCTATGCTTATGCTTATGCCAATGGAGATAGATAGTACAGTTATATTTCAAAAGAACTATGCAGCTCTCACTGATCCTGCCCTAAGATTCATTATTAATGAGGGAGGGAGTAGAAGCTCTAAGACCTACAGCCTTTGTCAGATGCTAATAGTATATTGCTATCAAAATAAGAATAAGGTAGTGTCAATCATTAGAAAGACATTCCCTGCACTTAGAGCTACAGTAATGAGGGACTTTTTAGAGATCATGAAAGACATGGATATCTATGAGGTGAGCAATCACAACAAGTCAGAGCATATCTACTCATTCCCTAATGGATCTATAGTGGAGTTCTTTAGTGTAGATGATGAGCAGAAAATAAGAGGTAGGAAGAGAGATGTGGCTTGGTGCAATGAAGCTAATGAATTGTTCTATGATGATTTTACTCAGCTTAACATGAGAACTGAGGACAAGCTAATCTTTGACTACAATCCATCTGAGTCATCCTCCTGGCTCTATGACCTACCAACTGAGGAGAGCATACTAATCAAGTCTACCTACCGAGATAATCCATTCCTACCGGATAGCATTAAGAAGCAGATAGAGGACTTGAAGAGAACTGATGAGGCAATGTATCAGATATATGCTCTAGGGGAGAAAGCTATCTCTAAGAGTAACATCTATTCTAATTGGACTTTCATAGCTCATAGACCAACTAAGTTCGTAAAGTATGTCTATGGCTTAGACTTTGGATACAATCACCCCACAGCTCTAGTCAGAGTCTATTACTGTGACAATGATATCTTTATTGAGAAAGTAATCTATGAGAGCTACCTCACCACTACTCAGCTGATAGAAAGGATGGATGCCTTGAATGTAGATAAGCACATAGAGATCATGGCAGACTACTCAAGACCTGAGATAATTGCCGAGATGAACACAGCAGGTTATGATGTACATAATGCTAACAAGGTAGTAAAGAAAGGCATAGATAACATTAAGACATTCGGAGTATTTTGTCAGGAGGATAAGCAGATAATGAAAGAGTATGAGAATTATAAGTGGAAGAAGATTGGTGATCAGATCATGGATGAGCCTGTCAAGTTATATGATGATGCTATGGATGCAATCCGATATGCTACCACTTACATTAGACAGGAGTATTATACCGATGACTCTTACTATGCGTTCTAAACAAAAACCTATCTCAATGTAATATAGTTATGAGTGATACATTAAAAGAAATAGCAGATAATCTAGGAGTCACTACTATCAATGGTAACTACCTTAGTGGGATAGCTCAATACTATGGAGTGAACTTAGCTACCTCTACTGATTTAATGAAAGATTTATTAACAGCAGTAGGAGGTGATCCATCTACATCTACTGACTATCTCCAGGACATAGTGATAGAGTTAGGTCAAGATACTACAGTCAATGCAAATTGGATGGAGGCATGGCTACTAGCTACTACAGGTCCTGTGTTTAGTGATGACAGAATCACTGAGAATGGAGATAGCAGATTCACTGAGGATGGCTTGTATGAAAGAGTAACACAATAAATAAATATATATAATGGCAAATAAAAAGATTAGTCAATTAACAGCAAAGGGTACACCTATAGCAGCTACTGACTTAGTAGAGATTAGTGAGAGTGATGGTGTAGGTGGTTATGTAACAAAGTCAGTTAGTGGATTACAACCTACTCTAGTAAGTGGTACAGATATAGTTACTATTAATAGTGCTACAATTTTAACTAGTGGTAATGTAAACTTACAAACTCCTTTAGTAAGTGGTACAAGCATAAAGACTATTAATGGTAGCTCTGTTTTAGGTAGTGGAGATTTGGTAGTAGTAGGAGGGCAGAAAGTACCAGCAGTATCTAATACAATAGGTACAACTATTACAGGCTTAACTAATGCAATATCAGATTCATTCTTATTACCTGCTAATACTTTTAGTAGTAATTGTCAATTTGAGTTACAATGGTATCCGTCTAGAATTGTAGGTACATCAGGTACAGTACAGGGATTAGTATATATCAATAGTACTAACTCACTAACAGGAGCTACTCTACTTGCTACAGGTGTTAATATCACAAATACAGGAGTAACCAATGTCACTTGTAGAAGAACTGTACAGGTAAGGAGTAATGTAGGAACTTTAATGTCAACATCAAATCAAGCAAGTAGTGATTTTAGTTTAACTCAGCCTACAGAAAACTTACCATTTGATAACACATCAGGGATATATTTTCTATTTGTTATGAATAATGTAACAAATGTGCTACTACAATCTCGTAATGTAGGATATAGATTAGTAGGATATAACTTATAATAATAAAACAATGAGCAATATAAAAACATCTAAGGGTAAAATAACCTTTAATAAGACAGACTATGTATTACAGAACTTTACTAATGATTCAGATGAGTCAGTTAGCTATGCTCTAGTATCAGATAGTCAAGTGCATATTGGTACTGATAAGGGTATTATATTATTTGACCTATCCTGTACTATTAATAAGGAGACATTTACAGACATTAATTTATTTACTGCAGCACTTTACTAACAGCTCTATAAGATGGCTACTACAATCATAGCACAGCCTCAGCAACTGATGCCTGCTTATAATCCTATTAAGTATATCATAGATAATGCTGATAAGAATGAGCCTGGCTTCAGGTATATCTTCACTATCTATCCTGCAGGCTCAGCTACTCAGATAGCTCAGTATAAGACTCTGCCTGTATATGGCACAGGTTATGGTGAGCAGGATATAAGTAAGCTGATGCAGTCGTTGGTGACATATAATGAGACAGGGCTATTTGGTGGAGTAGCTTACGACAGCTCAGAATCATGGTATCAATATGATGTAGAGTTTGGCTATGAATACATTGCTAATATTTTATATACTAACTCACTTTCACAAAGTGCAGGGGGAGATGTTACGATATCATACAATGCTCATGGTTTTGTGCTAGGTGATCAGATTACTATTACTCAGGCAGCAGGAGGTATTGCTGCTAATCCTGCAGTAGAGGGATTGCATACAGTGATATTTGCTAGTGCCAATCTATTTGTTATAAATGCTAGATGGAATACTGTTACTGATGATACTATCAATGGCACTGTTACCTATGCAGATTTAAGAAAGACTCAGGTATTAGATGATGAGATTATAGAGGACCAAGAGGTATTTAATGGAGCTTATAATGAATATCTTAATACTATTTATGTAGTTAATCCATTTAATAGTGGTCCATTTTTAGGTAATGATCCTGATGATTTATTATTAACAACTAACACTTACGATTATTTTCCTCCTGCTCTTCCTGCAGCTGCATTCCCTAATGCTAAATTCTATTACAACCTTAGAGTATATGGAGGAGCTAACTATGAGGTAGAGTGGTATGACATGGATGGCAACTTATTAGACAGTGCCTCATTTACTCCTGCTAATGATGGCATCTATGCTGTCTTTGTAGGACCTACTGCAGCAGTTACTGAAGATTATTTTATAACTATTTATAATGATGATGGTTTTGCTTCAAGTTTTTACTATTTTACATATGACAATAGATGCACCATTAACAACCAACAGCTTATCTACTTAGATAGAATGGGATCATGGCAATCATTCTCATTCCAACTAAGGACCTATGAGAAAGGGCAGATAACTAGAGAGCAGTACAATCAGCATATAGATGGACAGGTAGTGAGTACACAATGGGTAGGTAAGTATTTACAAAAAGGATTCAGAACTTATAACACTAATGTCACTAAGACCTTTGACTTGAATACTAATTGGATGGGACAGTATGATGCTGATAGATTCCAGGAGCTACTCACATCACCTCAGGTATATTACTATTCTACAGATATAAATCCTATAACTTTCTGTGCCTGTGTAGTAGACTCTAGTAGCTTTGAAGTATTCAGTCAAAAGAATAAGAAACTTATTAAGCAATCAGTGACTATTAGATTAGCACAGCAAGATCCTATCAATGGTTAGGATACAACTTAGCACAGGATACCTAGATGTTAAAGAGGGTACATCATTCCCTCTTAACTTTAGTATAGGAGATATTAGAGATATATCTAAAAGGACAGGATCATTTTCTAAGACCATTACTTTAGTAGGCAATAGTAACAACAATAACCTACTGAATCATTACTATGATGTAAACATTCAAGCTGGCACTTTTAATATTAATCAGCTCACTAGCTGTGATGTTATTCAGGATGGTATCCCTGTTATGACAAACGCAACTCTTCAGCTCATTAACATTAAGAAGTCACAGCTCACCTCAGCCTATGAGCAGATGGTGGAGTATGAGGTATTGATTAAAGAGAATAGGGGTACATTCTTTACTGACATCTCTAATAAGTATCTTAATGATATAGATTTTTCAGACTTAGATCACTTTGTAGATGCTGATGTAGTGATTGATAGCTTTGATAATGTTTTAGCAGATGGCTATAAGTATGTGATGCCATTCAATATAGACAATCAATATCAGTTTAATTGGTTTAAACCTGCTATCTATGCTCAGACTTACTTTGATAGAATCTTTGCTACAGCAGGATATACTTATACTTGGGATGGATTAGCAGCTGCTAACTTTGATAAGCTACTGATTCCATACAATGGTGATCAGAATGTAGTGGATTGGACTGATTATAAAGTAGTGGCAGAGGGAGTATTTAGTTTTACTAAAACTTATGCCAATGCTAATCAAGTTAGCTTTAATACTCCTATCAATTCAGGATGGACTGAGGTATTAGACCCTGCTAATATATTTAATCCTGCTAATGGTCAATACACTACTCCTCAATTGACATCTGTAAATGCAGGACAGTCTTATCAATATCAGGCAACTATAACAGGTACAGTTAAGCTACACAATACAACTGTACATAACTTGTATACTATTCCTATTGGAAATACCTCTCCTAATGCTAGAATTTATAGACCATTTTTTCAAGCACAAATAAATGGTACAAATAATGCAGCTTGTTTTTCTACAAATGGCTTACAAATAAATTATACATCAGGTAGCCCATTCCCTGCAGGCACTTTTAGTAACACTTATAGTTTTACTGAGGTATTTACTTTCAATGCTACTACTGATGGATCAGGAGATATAGATTATAATGATGTGCAGATAGTAATGGGAGGAGTAGGTATCATAGAGCTTCAAACAAATGGTACATTTTCTACTATTGCTACTAATGCATATTGGGGTTATGGTAGTGATATACCTGCTCCTAATTCTCCTAGCATCATCCTAGACATCACATCCATAGACCTCACCATCAGACCATCTGATAACATCCCATTAGTAAGTGGTATCACTACCATGAATACCTTTATCCCTGAGAAGATAAAGCAATCGGATTTTATTAAGAGCATCTTTATGATGTACAATCTTTATGCTACTGCTGATCCTGATAATCAGAACAATCTAATCCTAATTAGTAGAGATGAGTACTATGATGCAGGTAAGGCTGTAGATTGGACTAACAAACTGATGAAAGATAAAGAGCAATCAATGATATTTATCCCTGAGCTTAGCAATAAGAAATTAAGACTCAGCTACAAAGCAGATACTGACTCACCTAATACAGTCTATACAAGTATCACTAATGAGATATATGGACAGGTAGAAATAACCTTTGATAATGAATATGTGAAAGGCATAGATGTCAAAGAACTTATTTTCTCACCTACTCCTGTACAGCCTACAATATTCGGTGCATTCCTACCATTACTAAATGGTGCAGCACCTAAGACTAACATAAGGATATTATATGATAATGGACAGGTGACTGCTAGTGATGTGACTATAATATCAGGTTATAATACACAAACACCTACAGCAGGAGTCTATCCCTATCTTTCACATTTTGGAGGAGATGATCCATTGAATCCTGAGTCAGATATTAACTTTGCAGTTGCACAATACTATTACTATCAAGTAGCTCAAAACACTGACAACAATCTGTACAATAAGTATTGGAGGAGAACAGTAGCTCAAATAAATGGAGGTAAGCTATTGACTGCATATTTTCTACTCAATGAGGTAGACATCCAACTAATGGAGCTGAATGATAAGATAAGGATTGACAATAGTTGGTGGAGTATTAATAAGATTATAGATTACAATGCTAATGACTTAGTGCCTACTAAGGTAGAACTTATTAGCTTAGAGACTGAAATAGATTTACCTAACTTTGGATAAGAGATGGCAATAAATAAAGGACCAGGTAATGGTGAGCAGATTGTAAGTATAATGCAAGGGTATAATACTAAGACCAATGTAACTACTGACAATCATAACTCTATTATATTAGGCTCAGGTAATGTGATAGGAGATAGACTTAATGCTTTAGTAGTAGGAGATGGTCATCTTGTAGAGAATGATGGCATAGCTACTACTAATCTTACAGTGACTAGCACTCTCAATGGTAGAGCTGTCAGTGATATCCTACCTACCTACACTAAGTACATAGCTTTGATTAGTCAGACAGGAACTGCAGCACCTACAGTAATAGAGTTAGAGAATACAATAGGTCCTATAGTATGGACTAGAGTAAGTCAAGGTGTATATAATGGTACACTAACAGGTGTATTTACTTTAGATAAGACTTATGCTATGGCTAGTCAATTACAGGTTGATGGCATAGTATTAATAAAACAAAAAACTGCAGATGTTATAGAGATTACAACAACCAACCTACACAGCCCTACTGCAGCTAATCACGATTCACATCTTAAAAAAAACACAATAGAAATCAGAGTATATGAATGAAGTAGTAATACCACTTAAGATACAAGGCATAGCTCAGATGAAAGCTGAGTTAAGAGAATTGAAAGGATCTATAGCCAGTGCTACTGATCCTGCACAAATGGCTGCACTTGCTCAACAGGCAGGTGTACTCAGTGATAAGATTAAGGATGCTAATGATGCAGTGGCTGTCTTTGCATCAGGTTCTAAGTTTGAACAGGTAAGCAATGGACTTGGAGGGATTAAGGACTCGTTAATGTCATTGGACTTTGAGGAGGCAGCAGAGAAGTCTAAGACTTTTGCTACAGCATTAGGAGGTATCAATAAGACTGATATCACTAAGTCAATGAAAGGGATGGTAGATATGACTAAGACTTTGTCAGGTGCATTCTTAAAGTTAGGAATGACTATCTTAATGAATCCTATATTTTTAATAGTAGCTGCAGTAGTAGCCATTATAGCTGTAGTAGCTTTAGTACTTAAATCATTTGGAGTATTAGATGATGTTATCAAAGCACTAATGATGCCTATCAATGCTCTGATTGCAGGATTCAAAGCTCTTACAGATTGGCTAGGACTTACAGCATATGCAGCTGAAGAGAATGCAGAGAAAACTGCAGCAGCTAATGAGAAAGTAACTAAGTCATCTGAGGAAAGAACTGCTAGAGTTACAGGAGATTTGGGTAGAGAGATTGCTGAGGCTAAGTCAGCAGGTGAAGATACCACTAAATTAGAGGAGGAGTTAAGTAATACTAAAATAAAAGAAGCTAATAAAAGAAAACAATCTGCTAAGGAGGCACTAGATGCTCAGAAGAAATTAGGGGATGATGCTGATATTAAGAAAATAGAAGATTTAAAGAAGCAAGTAGCTAAAGAAAATGAAATAATAAAGCAAGGATATTCTGATAAAGTTGTAGCTAAAAATAATGCTGATAAAAAAGAGTCTGAGGATGCTGATAAAAAAGAGAAAGAGGCTAGTGATAAAGCTAAGGTAGCAAGAGATAAAAGAATAGCAGCAGATAAGGCATCAGAAGCAGAGATTGCAGCAGCTGCTAAGGTAGTGTCTGATTCTAAAAAGACTGCTCAACAGATAGAGCTTGATGATTTAGCTGCTGCCTATAAGAAAAAAATAGATGAAGCTATTAAGCATAAGAATGATACTACTGCATTAATAGATGGTCAGAAGATACAAGAAGCTGCTATTAATAAAAAGTATTCAGATGCTGCTAAGGCTATTACAGATGCAGATAATCTAAAGAGAATAGCTGATGAGGATGCAGTATTCTTAGAGACTCAAAGATTGCTATTAAATGATACTGAATTTAAAAAGCTACAAGCTACTCAAGCAGCAGAAGCTAAGATGAATCAGTTTACTACTAATGCTGAAATAGTAAAAGGATTAGAGGCAGAGCTTGCTCAGCAGCTTTTAGATATTGATAAAGAAGCACAGGAAAAAAAGACTGCAAAACTTAAAGAGGAGAAAGATAAGCAGGATAAAATTATTGAGGAATCAAGACAGAAAGAAATAGCAGCTATAAAAGGTGGAATAGATACAGCAACTGATGCCCTTAATTCTATTAATTCTTTAACATCTATAGGTATGGAGGCTAAACTTAAAGGAGTTAAGAAAGGTAGTAAAGAAGAGGAGAAGATATTAAGAGCTCAATTTAAACAGCAGAAAGCAATGCAGTTAGCAATGGCTGCAATCAATGGGGCTCAAGCTATTCTAGCGATATTGACTGTGCCTGACTTTACTTTAGGAATAGCATCAGGTCTAAGGATAGCAGCAGCAGTAACAGCAACTGCAGCAAGTATTGCTACTATTGCAGGTACTCAGTTTGGAGGTGGTGCATCAACCCCTGCAACACCTGATGTATCAGGAGGTACAGCCACTACAGCAGTAGCTCCAGCAGCAGGTCCTCAACTATTTGGTCAAGCGAATACAGGTAGTCAAGTGAATGCAGGAGGTGGCTCTAATAACATAACAGTAACAGCAGTAGTATCTGAGACTGAGATAACATCATCACAGAATCATATTAATAACATTCAAAATAATTCAGTATTATGATAAGCTATCAATCCATAGTAGATAAGATTACGACATTCTATAACAGTCACCTACAGGTTAAAAAGGTAGGCTCTGATTTTAAAGAGCAGATGGTAAACTTTGCTACTAAAGATGAGAAGTATCCACTAGTCTATATAGTACCTACAGGAGTTACTCCATCTGAGAATGTCACTACCTTTAATCTAGAGCTGTATTGCTTTGATATCATTCAGATGGATAGAGCTAACATTACAACTATTCTAAGTGATACTCAGCAGATACTCCAGGACCTTTACCTAGAGTTTACATTCTCAGATGACTATGACTTTGATATAGATGGACAGCCTACATTCATACCATTAAACAATGACTTGCTAGACTATGCTGC